GCGCTCCCGCGTGTATTAGTGGTTGATACCAGGTAACCCCATAGGGGATTACCAGGTATCAAAGTGGGGTCAGAGCCCATAACACGTGAGCTGGGCTTGTGTCAATTGGTGCAAGTGTATGAGGCGTTTGAGACGCAATGAGACGGGCTGGCGGAGTTGATGGCGGAGTTGTAAGTGGCTGTTTTCATTGAGAAAATTGCATGCTGTTTGGGTATTTGGGGGTGTGTGAGGCGATGTATGAGACGCGGTGCGCTCGCACGTTTTCACGCTCATTTTCGGGTGAGCGTGTTAGCGTGGTCGCTTATGTATATAAATAATGTTAAGTATTAACATAATTTATTCATCGCGTTTAGGCAAATTGGTCTTACCAATTTAGCGTTGAGACGCGTGCGACGCTCGCGCCGCATCCGTCGCAAGCACCCAAGCGAAGCAACAAAATCCAACAAAATCAAAGAGTTAGCTGGCGGCTCGGCGTCGCAGCGGTGCTGCAAACCTGGCGGTCGGCGTCGCACGTAGTACCTGTGAAGTCGTAGTAGAAATCTACTACGTTTTAGGACAAATGAGTACAAACTGCCCTGGAAGCCACGTAGAACGTGGGGAAATACCAATGGAATAATGCAAATTGGGTAGAGGCGTCGCAGCGCCCCAAATCCATGGCGGACACCTTCTCCGCCATAACCCGGCCTGGAAGCCCCGTGAATAGGCACTCTACGACGATGGTGTTGTGGTCAACTATCAAATTGACCTACAAACCCGGTGAGCCTGGCAGCCTGGGCTCCAGGCGAAGCCCCTATCCAGAGGCGTAACCCAGGCCGGCGCCGTGCCACAGTGCTCGCACGCCAGCCGGCTTGCCTGGCTGTTCGCCTGGCTGGGCGGTACTGGTGGCCACGCTCGCCCGCGGCCAGGCTCGCCCGGTCGGCCGCACCGTGGTTGTGTGCTCGCTCGGTCGCACGCGCGCCAGCGCGATCGCGGGATAGCGCGCAAGCGCGAAAGCGCGCCCCCATGCACCCGCTATGTGAGGATCATACTAATTCATGGGTTGGCTAACATGAACTTTACCTTATAACCAAACATCAACGCTTGATAAGTGGTTAATTACCATCAAACCTTAATAGCTGACCACCACCAAGCCTCAATACCTAACACCTTGACCAGCACCGAACCCCCACCCCACTTCCAGATTTTTTCCAATCCCAATTTGACACCATCAACATTTGACACTATAATGGCTCCCACCATCAACAGGAGACCAACGTGACCATCCCTTACCCATTCACCGAGCACACCCCCTACATCCCTTACTTCTTCAGCGAGCACCAGGTGCATGATCCGTGCAGTTTCAGCAAGAGCCCGATGAAGCCGGCCCTTTTGCATCGCACCATCCAAGCGGACCAGAAGTTCATCCAACTCGGCGACAGCCTCCTTCCCATCGAGCCGGCCCGGATGAAGCAGGTTCATGCGCCGGCGTACATCGATGGATTGATGACCGGTGAGATCGCGGATGGCTTCGGCAACAAATCCAAGAAGGATATGCAGGCCATCCGGACGACCGTTGCGAATTTCGTGGATGCCGCGGAGTATGCGCTGTGCAACACCCTGCATCCGGGGGTAGTGTGGAGCCTGACCAGTGGGTTCCATCATGCCCGGTACGCCGGCGGCGGCGGCTTCTGCACGATCAACGGGTTGATGCTGGCCGCGTTTGAGTTGTGGAATGGTAGCCGGGCCAGGACCCTGATCGTGGATGGGGATGGTCACTTCGGCGACGGGTGTGTGGATATTCTCGAGCAGAAGCCGGAGATGAAGGAGTACGTGAGCTACTTCCAGCACTACGACCAGAAGCGGTATCGGGCGCTGCTTGAGCACGCAATCAGGGAGCACAATCCGGACTTGATCATGTACCAGGCCGGCGCCGACGACTGGATTGGCGATCCGCTCGGCGGGACGAACACGATGGCCCAGCTTTACCAGAGGGACATGACCACCTTCACCCTGGCCAAGATGTACAAGGTTCCCGTCGTCTGCAACCTGGCTGGTGGCTATGCCGAGAACTTCCAGGACACGCTACGCATTCACCTGAACACGGGCGAAGCGATGAAAGAGGTGTATCTGGGGTATGGGGCTGCGATCCTGCCGGCTAATGAAATTGTTGGGCCGGGATTCCGCCAAATGTTCTGATGAGCATAGGCTTCCCCCACAACCCATGATGGTGTATCGTGGCGCCTGTTGAGGTAACAGGAGCCATGGGTGGAAGCGCCAAAGTATGACTATGTTCCCCGGGCCGCCTTCATGGATTTCCACCAGAGGACGGCACGGTGGAGCGTGATGATCTGCCACCGCAGAAGCGGGAAGACGGTGGCGGTGTTGAACGACTTGATCATCCGGGCGCTCCATGGGCGCTCGGATGGTTTGCGTCAGCAGTACGCCTACATGGCACCATTCCAGAACCAGGCCCGGAGCGTGGCCTGGGAGTACCTGAAGAGCTACACCGCACCCTTCAGCAAGTGTCCTGGCTACAAGATCAGCGAGATGAACCTGACGGTGACGCTGCCGAGCGCGCGGAACCTGAACGAGCCGGGTGCGACAATCCTTCTGCTGGGCGCCGAAAACGCCGAGAAGCTGCGGGGTCTTTTCCTTGATGGGGTAGCGCTGGACGAATTCCAGGACATCGCCCCCTATGTGTGGGACACGATTATCCGGCCGGCGCTGGCCGACCGCGGCGGCTTCGCGATCTTCGGCGGAACCGTCAAGGGGCACGACAACCCCCTGTGGGAGTTGTACGAGAAGGCCCGGATGCCGAACAGCGGGTGGTTCAGCAAGCTGCTGAAGGCCAGTGAATCCGGGATTCTGCCACCAGAAGAGCTTGAGGACCTGCGCCGCGGCATGACCGACGAGGCGTATGCGAGCGAAATGGAGTGCGATCCCAACGCCACGATCACCGGCCGCATCCTGCTCTCCTACCTGAAGGCTGAACAGGTCACGCGGGTCCCGTGGCAGCCCGACGGCGGGCCGGTGATGACCGCCTGGGACCTGGGGATGGCGGATACGACGAGCATCTGGACTGCGCAGACCGTCGGCAAGGAGGTCCATCTGCTGCACAGCTACGAGGAATCCGGCCAACCATTGAGCTTCTTCGTCAATTGGCTGCGAAAGCTCCCCTATGCCAAGTATTTTGGCGCGCACCTCATGCCGCACGACACAAACGTCAGGGAATTGGGCACGGGGGTGAGCCGGCTCGAGACAATGCGCAACCTGGGGATGCGCAACATCAAGATCGTCCAGAAGTTGCCCAAGGATCAGCAGATCGACGCCGGCCGGATGCTGCTGACACGCTGCTGGTTCGACCAGGATGGGTGTTCAGAAGGTTTGCGGGCGCTGCGCGGATACCAGTTTGCCTGGGATGCTAAGCGTCAATGCTTCAGCCTGACCCCGCTGCACGACAAGAATTCCAACTACAGCGACGCCTTCCTCCAGCTTGCCGTCGGGATGCGCCGGGCCAACATCCACATGGACAACAATCCGGGTGTTTTCGGGATGACGGACGGGGAGTTGCTGGACATCGACGAAGAGTTGCCGATCGTGGAGCCTTGGACCGACAACACTGGTGTATTTGCCTGAGTTGTGATCTAATCCGCGAATCAATCACCAGAGTTCCCACCAATGGCCAGCGCAAGACGTGTCAGACAGGATGCAGAAGCCGCGGCGAAGCGCTACGCCGAATACGCCAGTTTGATCGCCGGCTACAACGCGCGTGTGGATCAGATGAACAGCGGTAATCAGGCCGCGGTCAATCTCTACAACCAGCAGGTCGCCGAGTTCAAGGCGTTCCAGGAGTCCGTGGAGAAGGGTCAGGCGGTTGCGGTAGCCAACCTTGGACAGAAGAATATAGGGGGTGAGTATCAAAACCTCCTTGAGAAACTTGAAAAGAACTGGCCGGAAGGTAAAGTTCCGGCACCGCTGACACCGGAGCAGGAGAAGATTGCCACTGAAGAGCAGGTTCAACAGGCGCAATACCTGACTCAGAAGATGGCCGAAGCCAACCTCGCCTGGGCCGCATCGTTCGGGCCGGACGGGCCGCAGTTTGGCGAGCAGCCTCCACCCTATGACCCGACAACCGATCCCAACTATCCGAAATCAACGGTGCAGCCGACCTGGATCGACAGGGATAGTCCGGAAGGGCAGAAGGTCATCCAGCAGTTGAGCAACTTCGGGTCCTATGCCATCGTTGGCGGCAAGGATGGGAAGATCGTTCCCATGGACCTGGATAAGAAGGGGTTCCCGAAAGACGCCGCAACCATGGTCAAAGGTGTCGAGAACCTGGGTCCATTACCAACTCAGGTTGGACTATCAACCATCGGAGACAAGCAGCATTGGGTCAATAACGGAGACGGCACGGCCACTCGTTACATGGCTGGACCATCCGGCTGGTATGCTTCCGGCTCACCAATCCGGATTCTTGCCTGGGACAAGTCGCCCCCGACACAAAACACCGACGCTGGCCCTGTTCCGGAACAGCCGAAGGATTGGAACCCGAGCCTGCGCGAGCGGGCAGAACTGGAAAATCCGACAGCGGATGCGGCCGGCACCAACATGGCCGCAGCTATGGGTTCCTACATCAAAACGGGCCTGATGAACGAAGCATCACGCAATTCCGCCTTGGTCGATGAAGCCGGGCAGCCACTAACAAGTACTGACACGGGCGTTCTGAACCGTGTCATGCGGGGAATCCTATGATCAACGAAGCCAATCCCGAACAAGCCCTCGAAGAGATCGTCCAGGAAGAGCAGGGTCGCGAGCAAAAGCAGGAGCAACTACGCGAACAGCTTGCCCAGGTCCTGCTGAAACGTCGTGACCAGGCGGTGCAATATCGCGTCGGCCTGGGTATCGAGACGCAATGGGCCGAAGACCAGGCGTACTACGAGGGCGAAGAGGAAAGCTCGCGCGTCGCCTACTACAAGGGGATGACTCTTGGGTCGCCGCTGCTCGCGAAGCCCAAGAACGACTTCAAGTCCAAGATTTTCCTGAACATCACCCGGCCCTACGTCGAGACTGCCGCATCCAAGGTCATCGAGGTGCTGTGCCCGGTCGATGACCGGGCCTTCTCGATCGTTCCCAGCCCGATCCCATTTGCGGTCATGGGTGGCCAGGAGATGCGCGGGATGGCGATTCCACAGGAAATGGGTGCCCCGGCGGCGCAGGCACCGATGGTCGATCAGAACGGGATGCCTGCTGCACCGCAACAAATCCAGCAGCAGCAAGTCGAGAAGTCGGTCGAAGACAAGTTGCGGATCGCCGCACGCGGCGCCGAGCGCTGGATCGACGACGCTTTGCAGGAGTGTGGCTACGGCCGGGAACTGCGTCGCCTTGTTGATGACGCGGCCCGCCTGGGCACCGGCATCATGCGCGGCCCCATTCCCACCGTGCGTGTCTCGCGGAAGGTGGAGGGCGACCAGTTGGTTATGGTCGAAGAGATCGTGCCGGAATCGAAGTGCATCTCGATCTGGAACGCCTTCCCCGATCCCGCGTGCGGAGACAACATCCACAACGGCCAGTATTTCATCGAGCACGACAATCTGACCGAGAAGCAGGTGCGCGAACTGATCGCCGCCCCGGGGTACATCCCGTCGGCCATCGAGGAAGTTCTCAGGCAGGGGCCGCAGGAGAACGCGACCACTGCCCTGGTCAAGGCTCCCCACGAATCTTCGGACCAGGCGGCCAAGAACTACCACATCTGGTACTACCACGGCTTCCTGTCGGTCGAGGATGTGGTCGCCATGGGGTGCGATTGCGGTGACATCGAGGGTGGTGTGGCTGCGGTCATCACCATCATCAACGATACCCCCGTCAAGGCGCACCTGGCTCCCCTGAGTGCCGGGAAATTCCCGTATGATTTCATGTGCTGGCAGCGCACCGCGGGCAGCCCGTGGGGTATCGGCATTGCCCGTCAGATTCGCGCCTGCCAATCCATCCTGAACGCCACGGTGCGCTCGATGATGGAGAACGCCGGCCTGTCCAGCGGCCCGCAGATCATCCTTGGCCGCGGCTCGATCATCCCGGCGGATGGAAGCTGGGTCATCACCCCGCGGAAGGTGTGGCTGCTCAAGCCGGATGCCGACATCCCGGACGTGACCAAGGCGTTCAACGCCGTCCAGATTCCCAGCATCCAACAGGAACTGCTCGAGACCGTCAATTTCGTGCTGAAGATGGCCGAGAACGTTACCGGCCTACCGATCCTGTTGCAAGGGCAGCAGGGGCCCACCGGCGTGCCGGAAACCGTCGGCGGAATGCAGATTCTCGTGGCCAATGCTTCGGGCCTGCTGCGCCGTATGGCCCGCATCTTCGACGATTCCATCACCAAGCCCCATGTTACCTCGTATTACGAGTGGATGATGGAGTTCGGCGAGGATGATTCGATCAAGGGTGACTTCCAGGTCATCCCGCGCGGCTCCAGCGCCTTGGTGATCAAGGACATGCGCGCCACGTTCCTGATCCAGGTGGTCCCGCAACTCATCGCGAACCCGAATTTCGGCATCGACCCGGCCCGTTACTTCAAGGAGGTGGCGAAGCTGAACGGTCTTGAGCCCAGCGATGTGCAATTCACCGAGGCTGAACTGCAAGCGCTCATGCAGCAAGAACCCCCGCCCGATCCGCGCGTGCAGGTTGCCCAGATCAGGACCGAAGGCGACCTCAAGAAGACCGAGATGGTGGTTGCCACCGACCAGGCGCGCATCGCCCGCGACATCGATCGCGACACGATGTACGTCCAGGCCGAAAACGAGCGCACCAAGACGACCAGTGCCACCAAGATGGCGGAACTCGAGTTGCGCCGCGAACTGGCGATGCTTGACTATGCCAACAAGAACCAGCTTACGATCGAACAGATCAAGGCCAAGCTGGCTACCGAGGGTGCCAAGATGGACCTGCAACGCGAACTGGCGCAGTTCGGCCATATCAGCGCTCAGGAAGCCAGGGTGAGCGAGGCCAAGCTGGGAACCCAGCAGGCGGTGGTCGAGAAGGCGGTTGAGCAGGTGGCCACGCCGGCTGTTGAGCCGCCCGGCCGCGCCCCCAACGGGCAAGGATTCGCGCTGTGATCCAATCATAAACAACAGGAGAATAGAAAGAGATGGGCCAATATCGCAAAAAGCCGGTGATTATCGAGGCGACCAGGTGGTTCAAGAACGGGGATCACCCGCTTGACTACAGTCGCGACCACGACGGTTTTGAAAACGGAGAACTGCGCGTCTTCACCAAGGATGAGCGCCGCGAAAAGGGCTGGGAAGGTGACATCGTTCGCTACTATCGCACCCCGAAAATGGATGGGAAAACCACATGCAAGCATTGTGATAAAACCATGGACCAGCACGGGTGGATCGATACGCTCGAAGGTGGTCACATCGTTTGCCCGGGAGACTGGATCATTACCGGCGTTTCCGGCGAGCTTTATCCGTGCAAACCTGACATCTTCGCAGCAACTTACGATGAGGTTTCGGCGTGATCCCGATCCCTGACGACTTCGAGCTACAGCCGGCGGAAACCGTCCCGATCAAGAAGCCGGAAGGGCGCGAGCAGGCCCGCCTGGTCGCTGCCCTGCGGCGCAAATGGTCGGCGATTGAGGACCTGACCGAACGTCCGATCGTCGCGGCGATCCCGAACGGCGGGTCCCGTGACGCCCGGGAAGCGGCGAACATGAAGACCCAGGGTGTGCTGGCCGGGATGCCGGACTTGATCATCCTCTTCCCGAATGCGTTTATGGTCTTCGTCGAGATGAAGGCCCATGAGGACAGCTATCTTGGTCGCCTGTCTCTGTCACAGAAGACCCTCCACCCCCACATTGTTGGTCTGAGCCACCCCCTGATCGTCGCCTACAGCGCCGAGGAAGCGCTGGCTGAATTGAGGAAAATCGTATGCAAGATGTGAATGATCTCGTCGATCTGGTGTTTGCTGACGCTGATGCGGCCCACCGGCAACACCTGGCGACCGAATCCTACGCCGAACATATGGCGCTCGGGTCCTTCTACGAGGATGTTCGCGAGGGAATGGATTCCCTGGCTGAAGCGTTGATCGGCATGGGGCAGCGCCCGGAGCCCACCACGGGGTCTATGCTCGACCAGTTGCGCAACAGCTTCGTCCAGTTGCAGAACCTGCGCGCGATCTGCGACGGGGTGTCGGCAGCCGAGAACCTGTTCGACAACATCACCGCCACCTACCTGACTGCGATCTACAAGCTCTCGAGGTTTTCGAAGCCATGAGGATCGATGCCAACAGCGCCACCTGGATGGTGATCGAAGCCTATGTCGAGCAGCGCCTGGCCGAACATCGCAAGCGCCTGGAATCCAACATCACATGGGATGAAACCCAGGCGACACGCGCCCAGATGCGCGAACTGCGGCTTTTGCTTGCAGAGGCCCAGCCGGCTGATGCACAATATGTAGCACTTGACATTGAACAGGAGATTCAGCAATGAGCACCGAACTTACCCAAGAACAACTCGACGCCGCGATGGACGCGGAGTTCGAAAAAGGTTTCAACGCCGAACGCGGCGAAGTGGTTGAACCCACCCCCGAACCGACACCGGAACCGGAACCCACCCCCGAACCGACACCGGAGCCGGAACCCACCCCCGAACCGACACCGACGCCGGCGCTGGCCGGCCTTACCGAAGAGCAGATCACCAACGCCCTGGCTCGTGTGTCGCAGCAGCAGGCGACCATCGACAAGCTGGGCGGGCGCATCGGCCATCTGCTTCAGCAGGTCGAGCAGTTGAAGGCGGTGCCGCGGACGGCATCGGAGCAGCGCTCCTTCGACCTCAAGCTGACCAGGCTGGGTGAAGCCTTCCCGGAACTGGCTGAACTCCTGCGCGAAGACCTCAAGGGGATCGGCGACACACCGGTCGCGCCGGCGCCGGCCGCCGCCGGCCCTGCCACATTCACCGCCGAAGATGTGGATCGCATCGTCACCGAAAAGCTGACCAGCTTCCAGCGCCAGCAGGAACGGGCCATGGAAGTCAAGGTGCTGGGTTCTGCCCATCCCGATTGGGAACAGGTGATCAAGACCCCGCAGTTCGCCATCTGGCGCGACAACGTGATCAAGGATGGGAAGGAACTGATGGAGTCGGAAGATGCTTCGTTCATTTCCAGGAAGCTGACCGAATTCAAGGACTGGTCCAAAGCGACCGTCGTGACTGCGCCGGCGCCGGCCGCCGCCCCGGCACAATCCAGCCGCCAGCGTCTCGCCAATGCCGTGCTTCCCCGCACGGCGGCGGCGCAGCCCGCACCCGGCCCGGCCACGGAAGAGGATGCCTTCATGGCCGCCTTCAAGGCTGAGCGGGCCAAAGCCGGATATTGACAGGAAACCGTGAAAAATATCACGGTCGGGATCACAAAGCCTGGCCGCGATATTGACACCTATGTCACCGCTTGATATTCTGTTGTCTCCTTAGCAAACTCAACTTAACAGGAGAAACCGTAATGAAAATCTTCACCACGCTGGTGTTCGCACTGGTTGCAATCTTCGCCAACCCGGCTTTCGCGACCAATCTGCTGCCGACGCCGAACGTCAATGCCCAGGACCAGAACCAGGGTCAAGCCCAGGGTCAGCTTCAAGGGCAGCTTCAGGGCCAGGGTCAAGCCCAGGGCCTGATCAACTCCAACAACATCGGCGTGTCCAACCGTATCAGCAACGATGTGCGCAACAACGCCAATGCTTTTGCCGCTGCCCAGGCCGGCGCCAAGTCGAATGCGCAGAACCTGACCACCACCGACGTGCGCAACAACAACGGCGGCAACACGCTGACCGTCAATGAGGCGGCGATTCCGGCCGACACGAGCGTTCGCTATTCCGGGGGCTACGAAGTCAAGAACGTGCCAGGATTCGCACTAGGCAACGTCTATCCGACCGCACCTTGCATGGGCTCTTCGCAAGTGGGTGGCTCCGGTGTGGGATTCAGCATCGGCATCGGCACCTCATGGACTGACGACGAGTGTGGCATCCGTGAAACGGCTCGCAGCTTCGCCGGCGCCAACCTGAAGGAAGACGCTTTGGCGATTCTCTGCACCAGCAAGTACGCCGCCGCCGCGCCGTCGTGCAAGGCGCAGGCCAAGACCGAAGAGTAACCGTCATGCCCTCGACCAGCAAAGCACAGCGCAAAATGATGCAGGCCGCGGCACACAATCCGGCTTTTGCCAAGAAGGTTGGCATCCCGGTCAGTGTCGCCAAGGAGTTCAACCAGGCCGACAACAAGAACAAGGGCATCCTCAAGCGCTCCGCTGGTCGCGGAAAGTAATTGCAGCAGTCGCCGATAGGCAGCCCCGGTCACAAGCCGGGGTATTTTTTCATCCACCCTATTGACAAAAGCTATCGACATTGGCAGAGTACCGCCATGGCGCCTATCAGACGCCACCTAAAACATTCGACCTTGATGGCCGTGTGACAAACCAAACCTAAATCCATCAAGGAGTAAGACGCCATGTCCGGCCAACTTTACGCTACCCAGACCCCACGAATCGGCAAGGTCAAGGGTGAAATCCTCGCTCGCGCCATCCCCTGCGAAGTTCTGGGTCTTGCGGCCCACAACAAGGAACTGCCGCGCAATAGCTCGACGACCATCATCTTCCGTCGCTGGGTTCCCTACGACGCGACGACCACCAATCCGAACATCCTCATCGGCGACGTTTCCCCGGCCAACACCGTCGAAACCGAAGCCTCGAACCGTGTCACGACCAAGCTGACGGCCCACCTGACTTCAGAAGGTGTCACCCCGACGCCGGATACCATCGTCGCCCAGGACATCACCGCGGTCATGGTCCAGTACGCCTGCCTCTACTCCTTCACGGATGTGGTCGCCGACCTGTACGAAGACGACATCGAGGATGCTCTCAAGACCCAGGTCGCCGAGCGCATGATGCTCATCCGCGAACTGGAACTCTACTCAAAGGTCCGGGCTGGCACGAACCGCTTCTTCGGCGGCACCGGCACCACGATCGCCACCGTCGATGGCAAGCTGACCGCCAAGATGCTGCGCAAGATCGCAAGGTCCCTGGCACGCAACTATGCGCGCAAGCCGACCAGCGTCCTGGCGCCGACGCCGAACATCGGCACGAAGCCGATCGAAGCCGCCTTCCTGGTCTTCGGTTCCAGCGACATGGAAGCCGACCTGCGTGACACCACCGCCTTCCCGAGCTACACCCCGGTCGCGGCCTACGGTTCCCGCAAGCCGATCCATGAGAACGAAATCGGCTCCTTCGAGCAGTTCCGCTTCATCGTTTCGCCAGAACTGGTTCCGTTCCAGAACGGCGGCGCGGCGGTCGGCGCAACGGCTTGCGTATCCACCGGTGGCACCGCCATCGACGTGTATCCGCTGGTCGTCGTCGGCCAGGAATCCTACGGCACCGTCGCCCTGCGTGGCGCCAAGTCGTTCGATCTGGGCATCATCCCGGTCGGCAACCGCGACTCCGCTGACCCGCTGGCCCAGCGTGGCTACGTCGGCTCCAAGTGGTACGGTGTCTCGGTGCTGCTGAACCAGCAGTGGATGGCTGTCGCCTTCGTTGGTGTCGGCAACCTCGCCTAATCGGCGACCACTGTGACAGAACAAGGGGGTGGGTCGAAAGCCCGCCCCCTTTTTTCTGCAAGGAGCAATGAATCATGGACCTCGGTGACCTTTACAGCGGGCTGAATGCTCTCGATGTCGCCATCGTGGCGCGGGACGCAAGCGGCGCAATCATTGGCTTGCGTGAGGGTTCAGAAACCGTTGAAATGCCTGCTGGTCCGCAGGGACCAGAAGGCCCTCAAGGTGAAACCGGACCTGCCGGACCCGGCGGTGCTTCGGTGTATGGTGAAAGCCACTACTGCACGAACGCGGATTCCAACATCGTCGGCTACGAGACCATGGGTTCGTCTCCTACCGGCGCGGTCAGTGATGAGACAGCCGTTGTCGATAACACCACCGGTCTTGTCCTGATCGATCAGTATGTGACCCCTCCTGGTGTCCCAGGTGTCACTACGATCGCGGCAGGTTCCTGGCTCTTCAACTATTGGAGCTATGTCAGCAGCAGCGCTGGCATCACAAAGCTGACCTTCAAGGTATATATGCGGTCGCTTGCCGGTGTTGAGACCCTGCTGTTCAGCACGGACACGGCTGAGATCAACGCCACTGTGCTGACTGCGCTTCAACACGAATACTTCACCACAAACCCTGTGCTTGTTGCCAACACCGACAGGCTTGTGCTCAAGGTCTATGCGAGCACCACGCACACTGCCAGCACCACTGTCCATTTCTACCACGATGGGAGCGCCAGTTCTTCGCACTTCCATTCGCCTATCGCCTCCGCCGGCATAGTGGGTGCCCCCATTGTTGTGCGGGACGAGGTTGGGAAAGTCACCGGTTTGACGCAAGGCGGGGAAACCCTCGAGATTGTTCGTTATGCGCTCGACGGGTCTTCCCAGATCGCCGGTTTCGCCACCAAAGATTCGGTGAGCGACCTGTATCTGGGTTGGGATGACCTGCGCTTTCCCGCGCAAGGAATCAACCCCGCCGGCGCGGTGGGTGCGCCGACCGTCGATACCGCAACCGTCCCGGGAACCCTTCTCTTCTCCGGCAGCGCGGTCAATCTGATCGCCGGTATTGCGCAAATGCCTCACTCCTGGTTGGCCGGTTCGGCAGTCAGGCCACACGTCCATTGGGCCAAGACGACATCGGCGGCTGGCGGTGTGGAGTGGGAGTGGTGCTATGCCATAGCCGGAGCCGGAGAAGTCCTCCCTGCTTATTCCGCCTGGCTCCCTGCAACGGTCGGTGTGGCGGATTCCGATACAGCGGGTCGGCACGCCATCTCCAAGTTTCCAGAACTCACCATGACCGGCAAGAAGGAATCGACGATCATCGCCTGGCAGGTTCGGCGCAATCCGGCGGCTGTCGGCGACACCTATGCGACGAACGCCCGGTTCTTCGAGTTCGACATCCACTACCAGATGTCGAAGTTTGGTACAATTCCCGAATATCCAACCTGATGGTTGGTTGATCCACCTTCTCAGATTATAGGAAGCGCTGTCATGGACCTCGGTGACCTCTACAACGGTTTGAACGCTCTCGATGTTCCCCTTATTACCCGCACACCGGGCGGAGAATTCACAGGTCTGCGTGAGGGTTCTGAGCAACTCCCGATCGTCACGGCGGAGACTGATCTCTCCGGTGTTAATGCAATTCTCAAGTCCGGCGACAAGAATGCGCTCTCGTTGATGTACTCCGACGTGATCGCTTCCCGCGCACTCGTGCTTGCCGATGCTGGTCAGGTGCTCAAGTGCAATAGCGGGTCAGCGATTGTGCTGACCATCACGAACGATACGACAGGGTTGTGGGAAGGCAACGACGGCATCGCGGCCTATCAAGCCGGTGCTGGCGCTGTGTCATTCGCTGCCGGTTCAGGGGTAACACTGCGTGGCACCGCACCAACTGCTGCCCAGTATTCGACGCAAGGGGTCATGCGCGTCGGAACCAACGAGTGGGCCTATCTGTAATGAACCCGCTTATTCTGAGAAGGTTGATTGGCAAGATCGGCGCTGCTCCCGAATATCCGCTCTCCCTCTTCGCCGCTGGCGAAAAAGGCGCATGGTACGACCCGTCCGACTTCTCGACGATGTTCCAGGACGATGCAGGCACGACTCCGGTCACTGCGGTTGAGCAGAGTGTAGGCAAGATTCTCGACAAGTCAGGGAACGGCAACCACGTTACCCAAGCTACCTCATCGAAGCGCCCGAAGCTAAGTGCGCGGGTTAATTTGATGACGAAGAGTCAAGAATTCGATGATGCGACATGGAAAAAAATACCTGGTGCAACATGGTCTGCCAATGCAACGTTGGCCCCAGATGGCACGATGACGGCAGATAAGTTCAAAGAACCGTCGAGTACCGCTAACGGGCTTCAATATTACTTCTATAACAACCCGACAACATTACCGGGCGTATATACTTATTCAATATGCGCCAAAAAGGCTGAACGGTCATGGATCGCAATTGATGCTGGAAATACGGCTACAAAGCGCGCCTATTTCAACCTTGACGCGGGAGCAGTTGGAACTGTCGGGGCCAATTGTTCGGCGTCAATTGTTTCACTTGGAAACGGGTGGTATAGGTGTTCAATTACGGTTACTGTTTATGGAACATTGCAATGGTGGATTTCACTTGCCATCACTGATGGGAGTGTCGAATACAACCCTCCCAATGGTACCAGCGGTGTTTATGTTTGGGGTGCTGACCTTCGTCTTGCCAACTTGGCATCAAGTATTCCGGTCTATCAATACGTCAATACCACCACAGACTACGATACCGACGGTTTCCCGCACTATCTCATCTTCGACGGAGTTGATGATTTTCTAGCCTCCTCGGCTGTTAATCTTACCGGGATAAACAAACTTTCGGTTTTTGGTGGTCTATATAGCGGATCGGCAAACATAGGTTCTGTATGCGGTAATGGAGACTACA